CCAGAAGTAGGAAAAAATCCTAAACTAAAGTCCACAGTTCTTGTAGTTACTCTATTACCATCAGAAGCTGTTAGTCTGGCCTTAAAGCTGCCTTCATTAGCACTGTTTGTAGAGGGTGTAAAAGTATATACTCCTGTTGACTGATTAATTGTAGTTGCAGAAGCAAGCTGACTAGGAAGAGTTCCTCCTGGAGTATTATATTTAATACCGTATTCAATATCAAAACCTTCTGGGTCTTCTGCAACCATTGTCACCGTGCTGGTTGCGCCACTACTATTGAGCTCTTGAGCCGCTGTAGGAGGCTCTGTAGTAATTACAGGGCTTTCATCACTGCCTGCAGCTATTCGATCCCACTCTGTGCCGTCCCACACATATAATGCATCGGTATCCTGAGTAAAAGCTAAAGCGCCGTCAGAGTTCCCTGTAGTAGGAAGAGCTGCAAAATTAGCATATGCTGTAACTCCTCCTCCTGAGCCTTTTATATCTGAATAATTTGCCATTATCGCTCCATCATTATCCAGCCTTGAGTAGCATTATAATATACTAATCCAAAAGCTGCTCTATCTACATCTACTGTTAAATCAGAAGCACTACCTTCTATATTATGTCCGTTTCGCGCTACTGTAATATTATTTGTTGCCGCATTTCCTGTGCCATCAATAATTCTTATTTCATCTCCTAAAGCTGCCGTTGCAGGAAGTGTAACTGTTACTGCAGTTGAAGTGTCTACAATTAATTTATCTCCAGCTACCGCAGTATATGCTGCTGTTTTTTCTGCCCAAGTACTACTACTTCCTCCGCCAGAAGGGTTAGTTTTTACCCACTGACTTGAAGAACCGTCGTTTACATAAACGTATAAGAAAAGATCATCGTCATCAAACCATAGGTCACCAGCCGAAGGAGAAGTAGGAGCAGAGCCAGATACAGTTACAGAAGCACCCCCACTGGAACTTCCGGAGCTTCCAGAGCCCGAAGGGTTAGTTTGTACCCATTGACTAGAGTCTCCATCATTGTAGTATACATATAGCACAAGACCTGTAGAGTCAAACCAAAGATCACCAGCAGAAGGGCTAGTAGGAGCCGCGTCGGAAACTGTTACAGAGGCTCCACCCCCGCCTCCGCTTGATTGTGCTACCCAATCATAATCTGTACCGTTCCAGCTTAGTACTTCGCCACTAGATGCAGTGCTTGTATTTAAATGTGTATCAACACTTGAATCATTATAGCTCCCTGTGGCAGTTAGCTCTTGTTGAACAAATGCAGTAGTAGCAATTTGAGTAGTATTTGTACCACTTGTAGCAGTTGGTGCAGTTGGTGTTCCTGTCAAAGCTGGATCAGCTAAAGGTGCTTTCAATGCTATGCTATTAGTTACAGTTGTAGAAAAGTTTACATCGTCACCTAAAGCTGCTGCAAGCTCATTTAGAGTATCTAAAGTGCTTGGTGCTGAATCTACAAGGTTTGCAACTTCTGTATCTACATATGACTTGTTTGCAAGCTCTACCCAGTTTCCTGCATGAGCAAAATATCCAGCGCCTGTAGCATGAACGTGTGCAAACATACCATGATAAGTTGTTGCACTCGGTAAGTCGCTTGTAGTTGCAAACATATTTGCATAGTATGACTTACCTGTAGTAATAAAGTCACTACTACCAATATCTATGTCACCAGAAATTCCATATCCTGATAAAGTAGTAGGCGTATTGATTAAATCCGCAAATGCTGTAGATTTTCTAAAAGTATTCTTACTATCCGCTACCTGAAGAGCGGTAGAAGATACAGCCACCCCTGCAAATACATCCGTAGCTGTAGCTGCAACTGTGCCATCATCTTGCACGTAGTAATCGCCATTTAATGTTAAACCTGTATATACATCGGCTATGCCACCTGCAAGTATAACATTAACAGAAGCCCCACTTGAAACAGTAGATTCTGCGACACCAAGCCAACTGTCCGAGTTAGAAACCGAGTCAAGACGTACTAAAGCTCCTGAGGTGCCCGCCACTAGGAACAGGCCGTAACCATCTTTATTTTGGTGTGCACCAGGATTTGTGCCTGCACTACTACCGCTACCAAAGCCGGTATATCCACTATTTCTTGTAAATGTACCCGCGCTTGTTAAAGTTCCAAGGCCATGTTTTAAGCTATAGCTTTGATATGTTTGATAAACTGCATAAATAGCTAAACCAGTGTCCGAGCTAGAAAATTGCCAATGTCTACTCGTTAAGCCTCTTCCTGAAACCCAGCCCGTAGCTATATCGTTTAGCGCTGTAAGAGTTGTCCCGTTAAATGATAGAGGTTTAATATGTATCTCTACTTGAGGATTAATATCTCCGAACCCTCTACCTCTATCCAGTACAAATAAACCAGAACCTCCGTGGTAGTATATATTGTTATAGGTATTAGCGGTACTTACAGAAAGAGCTGTATTCATGCTAACTGTAGTGCCGGAAATAGTACCTGTAGCATACTCTACAGTTGAACCATAAGGATCTGCAACTACAATTTTATTTTGAACGTAGAAAATATCAGAAGGTACGCTGGTAAACCCAGTTATTTGATCATAAGTGCCAATAGTTATACTTGTACCACTAATTGAAAGGGCAGCTACTTGTATGTCCCCGTTAAAATCTTCTATAAGTAGTAAAGGAGTATTGCTCGGGCCCAGAGTTATGTCTCTTACAGTATCTCCAAAACTAACAGTAGTTGCTGTATTTGCTGTCCAAATTCCAGAAGATTGAGAGACAATACGTAGCTGATACCCACTACTAGTATAGTAAACTAGAACACCCTGGCTTGTTCCTGTCAAGTGTACATACTTTACGATTGCTCCCGCAGAAACACTTTGAGCTATAGTAGTTTCTGTGCTGCTTGTAATAGTTAAATTTGCAAAATCAGGAGTAAGTATATCTACTTTAATTTCTGAACCACTTCTAAAAAAGTAGTAGTATAAACTATTGTAGTCATCATAACCGATTGATGTTTGGTTTGCAGTGCTTGACTGGTAGGTAGTAAAACTACCTACAGCAGCAGCAGATAATCCTACCGAACTAACAGTACCAGCAGTATTTAAAACTACTGCGTCACCTTCAGTAATTGCGGTAGCAGAAGTATAACTCTTTTGTGAGTCTCCACCAGTAGTGCTAAACCCTGCTATTTCACCTTGTACGAATGCAGTAGTAGCAAGCTGAGTAGTGCTTGTACCGCTTGCTGCAGTCGGAGCAGTCGGAGTGCCTGTAAATGCTGGAGAGGCCGTAGAAACAGCATCTGTAATTCCATACCCTGCAATAGTAGTGGGAGTGCCTGTTAAAGAACTAAATGCTCCATCAAATGCATCTGTAATTCCATACCCTGCAATAGTAGTAGGAGTACTGCTAATATTTGAAAAACTTAGGTCAGCAGGAGTAAAAGAAAATACACCATTTGTATTATTATAAGTAAGAGCACCTGCGCCAGATGCTGAAGTAGTGCTAATACTAAAACTATTTAGGCTTGCATTACCAAAGCTCGAGGTGTCAGCAGGGGTAAAAGTAAATTGTCCTGTACTACTGTTGTACCCTAATGCACCTTGGCCTGATGCAGTATTTGTAGAAACACTTAGGTCTGTAAGTTGTATTCCACTACTCGCAGTAACAGCATTTTGAACGAATGCAGTAGTAGCAATTTGAGTAGTGCTTGTCCCCCCGCCTGCTGTTGGTGCTGTAGGAGTTCCGGTAAATGCTGGGCTCGCTAGTGGAGCTGCGTCTGTTATACCGTATCCTGCGATAGTAGTGGGTTTACCTGTTAAAGAACTAAAGGCTCCATCAAATGTACTATAATCTGTTCCGGCAATTGCAGCAGTTATATTTCCATTTCCGTCTGCTTTTACAATTCCTGTAATTGCACCAACAACCGGGTCAGTTTCTGTAGTGAGGGCGCTGCTTAAGTCTGGCGGGGTATAAGTAAATACACCGCTTGTGTTATTATATGAAAGAGAGCCTCCTCCTGATGCAGTATTTGAGGTTACACTAAAGCTACTTAGACTTGCATTACCAAGCCCACTAATTTCACTCTGTACGTAAGCTGTAGTAGCAATTTGAGTGCTATTAGTTCCACTTGAAGCAGTAGGGGCTGTTGGAGTGCCTGTAAGGCCCGGGCTTGCCAAAGGCGCTTTTGCTGCTAAACTATTTGTAACTGTGCTTGCAAAATTAGCATCATCATTTAGTGCTGCAGCAAGCTCATCAAGCGTGTCTAAACTAGTAGGTGCTGAGCTTACAAGATTTGCGATTTCAGTGTCAACATATGAAGTAGTTGCAAAGCTAGAAGTGTCAGCAGGAGTAAAAGTAAATTGGCCAGTACTACTATTATAGCTAAGCCCTCCTGTGCCTGAGGAAGAGCTCGCAGTAGTTGCAGAAAAATCAGAGAGTTCTGTCTTTTTAATATTAAGTAAATAAGTGTCAAGATTTGAGGTTGTAAATAACATTACCTCAGTAGCACTTATAGCTGTACCAATTTTTAATGAAGTAGAAGTTTTAGTCTGTACGAGAGTACCATCGTCCTCTGCAAAAACAGAACCGCCATCCGTCAGTCCTGCAAACCCAGAAACTTCTCCGTGTATTCTAACAGATACGGAAGCAGTGTCAGCAGCCCCCGCAAGTGCTATACCTACAAAATTAAGATTTGATACAGAGCTAGAAATTGTGGAAACAGTGCCATCAGAGTTTATTGCTACCGGATCTCTGGCGCTAATTGTCCCACTCGCTGTAAAAGATTGATCAAGAGGCTCTACTAACGATAGCTGTGCAAATCTCTTGTCAACAGTAGTAGATGCAATATTTAATGGAAGCACGTTTTCTTGGTCGCCAATAGCAGTATTTACAGGAACAACAAGAGTTGATCCGTCTGCTGAAATTTGTGCATCTCCTACAAAAATTGTGTTTTCGCCTACATGAAGCTCTTCAATATATGCGAAGTCAAATCTATCAGCATCAGTGCCTAGACTTGAAGAAGAGCCTGCAGGTAAAATAGTGTTTACATGAAGCTCATTAAAATACTCAGTGCTAGTGCCTAAGTCTGCTCCACCAGCAGCTGCAGGCTTCACATCGCCCGAAAGATTTTCTAGTTTATCGTGAACATACTCTACTGGAGCTAAATATTGATTTACTGGGTCCCATGTAGTAAAGTTGTAACTCGTTCCCGTTAAACGAGGATAGCCTGTAAATAAAGGGCTATTTAAATCAGCTTTCAAGTTAATTGAATTAGCTAATGCTTGGTTGCCTATAGTAGCACTATTTACTGTGCTAGTTATAGGACTTAAAAGATCATTAACTGCAGTAACTGTTTGAAGCTGAGATGCACCAGTACCCCCAGGATTAGGAGCCGTAGGGGTACCAGTGAACGCAGGGCTAAAAGATTGAACAAAGTTTGAGTTGATATAAGATCTAATACTTGCATCAGTATTAGCTAAATCAGTCTCTACTTGAATTATACCTTCTTTTAGATTTATAAAGTTAGAGTCTACCTCAAAGACTGAAAGCGCCGTACCCTTTGCAGCAGCGGTAGTACCCCCCGTATAACTTTGGGGGGTATTCTTTGTAACAATAGTTATGGTGCTAGCAGTCATTTGTAGTCTCTACTATTTAGGTTTGGTCAGATAATTGTACAGACCAAGTGATTTGCAGGGTATCAAGGGGTGCTTTAGTAACAACATCAAAAGTTGTACGACAAAGCATTGTCTGGTCAATGATACCGCCACGAGGGCTTCCAGCCTTCCAAAGATTTACTTGGCCCCCGCCCGCTACATCTACTAGAGGCCCGTCTGCATTTGCAGCATTATAGCCTGCATCTGTACCGTCTAATCCAGTAGCCGCGTAGTTAGTAGTAGTATCAAAAGTTCCGTGGGCTTCGGGACTATTGAAGATACCCGCTTCACGAACCAAAGTATTGGTAGATACTCCGGGGTTATTTTCCTTAAATGTAGCAATAAAGATAACTCTGTCGCCCATTTTCTTTTTACCACGTTGAGCATCCGGAGCTTGGCCAGCAGGCAAAGGGTATGTGGGGGTAGCAGATGCATTATAGTCATTCTCATCTGTACGATAGCCCTCTGTATCTGTACCAGAATCTTCTACAATACTTGAAAGCACTCGAGTACCTTGGAAGACGCCATCTACATCAGTACCAAACTGCTCAAAATCACTTGAAGGTCGATCTTCAAACTCACCAAAAAATGGTGCAAGCGAGGCATTTGTAGCTGCATCAGGAACAGCAGTTTGAGTGTCATAATAACCACCAACTTGGCCCCTAATACGATTTTTATAATCAGTGACCAGCAAGCCAGCCGAATTATATGTAGAAGAGAAAGGGTGTCCTGAAGATGCAATTACATCAGTATATTGAAACTCCACCGTGGTAGTAGAGCCTGTAATTGTTCCAAGAGTTGCTTCAGCATTTCCAGTAGTTGCATTAACAAGATTTACAGTGGTAACACCAGTTGCTGTATCATTTACAATAGTACCGATTTCTGTGTTCGCAGAAAAAGTAGAGCTGAGAGTTCCATTAGGATCTACTTTCATTCCAGTACGTAAAGTTTGGCTAGTAGTAGAGCTAGTTGCAATTTTGAAGAAAGTGTCTCCAGCACTTGCAATAGCATTAACAGTTGTACCCCCACTGTCCGTAAATGTAGCAGGAACTGTAAAGCCAAAAACAGGGTAGTCATCAGTACGTGAAGTATCCTTCATTACTTGTACTCGATCACCTACTTCACCCTGCAAGAATCGGTTAGTTTGAGTTGCAGCTACTACGGTAGAAGTATTTGCAGTTGTTTGAGCAGGGTCTCCCACTCCGATAGCCATATGGCTCATCATTCGAGGAATGATATGCTTTTTATTAATATCAAGACCTCGACGGTCTTGGCCGGTATCAATCATTCGCCCAATAATATGAGCAATACCATAATCTGTTACAGCGTTACGAATAGTTTTATGCTGCTTGACTCGGCCATGTTGATCTCGGAGTACGAGATTGACAATACCTTTAATTCTAGCATCATCTTTTAACATGAATGTTCTCCTTAAAAATTGGCATGTTTGCCGTCTTCGCCGACATATGTCTCCATAAAGTAACTAGGGAGACAGTACACAGGTACGAACGCAGTTCCAGAGTCAGCAGCCGCAACTTCGTTCACTAAAGAATTTTTCTGAGCTAGCTCAGGTTTAGGTATAAAAACTAGCTCAAGCAGAGGCGGTAACCCTGAACCAGGTCGAGGAACTAGTCTTTCCTCATAATAACCCTGATCTAATTGTACGCCTACCTGCTGCTCTATTTCGGGTATTATTTTATGGGTTAAATCATTTCCTACTGCATTAATTCTATCACTAATTGAATCTTTGGGAGTTTTTGCAATAATTGCTCGAAGCATTTTTGCAGCAGCAGCATCAAACACAGAGTTCTTTTGTTTTATTTGAAAAGCCTCTCCCTTTATAAAGGTATATCCAATTATTATATCATCATATCTAGGGTCATAAATTGGCTGAAAAGTCGCAGGAATAATATGTACGGTTTCATCGTCATTTGTAGTAACTGGGGGGCCATATATAGGGTCCCCATCTTCGTCCTCTCCTAGCAAAGGAGTTCTAGTTACTCTATAGCTTACCCTTTTACCAACTTTATTTTTGTCCTTCAAATCTTGTGCAAGAGTTTTGTCTCTTAGAAATGAAGCTGCTCCGTTAAATATAAAAGGTTTTAAACTTTTTGCAAAAGAATCATCTTCAACATCAGTTGTAGTCTTTAGCCTAACTTTAGCATCCCAATTTGCAGGTTGCGTTCTAAAATATGGAGCCACATTATAAGGCCAATATCTATTTCCGTCAGCTCCTGCTTTTTCATCATGTAAATGATAAGTATACTTGAGATCTATATCATAAAGAGGCTCTGCCATTAATTCAGATTCATATCTATGCCTGAATCCTATTTCTAATTTTTCGGTCGGTATATAATTTGTGGGCCCCAATCCTATATTATTTAATCTGTCTTTGGATGAAATTGAATCTTCTGTAGTAGGATTGCCCTGTATTTGAACAATGCCTTCTATCATTTTAAACATTTTGTTCCAGTATTCGGTTTGCAGCATACGATCAATGAACGTAGGCCCTGTCATAATTTGCCTTTTACCCCCATAAAGATTACTTGTATTTTCATCTTCAGTAGTCATTTCTCGAAGAAGTAAATTTATTCTTCGCCCACTGTCTTGGTGAGTAGTTCTATGAATATACGAAAGATAGAACGGGCCGTCTCGTTTTGCCCATCTTTTTTGTCGATTTGGACCAAACGCACCGTGGTAATCATAAGTCCACTTTCTGGGAGCAGGCCCATAAGAGCCGTTATATCCGTAACCCAATCCTCTAAAAAATATCGTTAAGAATTCTCCGCCTTCTCCTTGAATTCTAGGAACGTCACTTGCTGCTAACGTTTTCTCTCCGAATCTATTAATTGAATCGTCGGTGTCTCTCCATACTATTGGATCGAGACCCGGTACTACTTCCTGTTTACCTAAAAGTTCTGCAACTGCACTTCCGTACCTATCTCGATATTCGGGATATAGTGCAGACTCTCTACCTTGTCGGAATCTACCCATATTTGATCGAGCACTGGTTTGAATATACCTTTCATTCCTTTGGTAGAACGGAGTAGATGAAGGCCACCCGTCTCTTACAGGTTCATAAATATTACCGTCTTCATCTATAGGATTACCGTCTGCATCTAGAGTTATACTTGGATGGTATATAATCTTATCATATTCGTCACCTAGGTCTACCCAAACATAATCTCCAAAGCCTCCTGATACTATAAATCCTGATAGATCACTATGTATAGACCAAAAAGTTTTTTCAATAAGAAAATCAAGTACAATTTTGTTTTTGCGCTCATCTTCCTGTATTTTAAACTTTTGTGTGGGTGGAGTAAAAAACTTTCCTTTAAAATTTAAACTTTGACTTAAATTTAGTAGATCTTCTTCTAAGCTAGATACTTTTTTTCTTGGAAAACTTTCTGTAGCTGCAGCAACTCTAAGTCTATTACGTATATCAAACCCGAATTTTTCGGATATACTAAATAAACTTTCTTTGAACGGGCCTATAGCCTTTACAACTGTAGGAGCAGATTCTTTAGAAAATATCGAATCAAAAGCACTTGAATTTGCTTGTTTAAATACTTGTTGTTCAACTAAGAACTGATACTCTAAATCATTAGTTTGTCTATCGGTTATAGGTTCCAGCTCTTCCGGAAGCCCCCGTAGTTTTACATCCAGAGCAAATTTTTTGCGAACTTCATCAGGAAGCATATAAAGAGTATCTGCTATAGCTCCTGTAGGAGTTGTTTTTGCTACCGCATGAGCCCTTGAAGCCGCATGAATAAATTCTCTATACCCTGGGAGTATTCTAGGGTCGCAATAAAGAAACCCATCTGCGTCATAGCCGCTACCTGCAAGTCCAACTTCGAATTCGTTTGTTGGCTGATACCCAAATGTTTGTGAGCTAATTAAGTCTACAGCGTCTCTAGAAGTAAATATATCTCCTACAAGTACTAAAGGTTGCTTACTCTCTGCAAAAAACTCATCCTCTCGTGACTTTGTTTGTGCTAAACTAAAAAATTCTCCCTGCCCAGTAGCTAAATTTACGGGCGGAATAAAAAACAAGTCTTCTCCGATGTCAGTGTCACGCTTGAATCGTGGTATATCAAGCAAAACATCCACTCTTTCAGATAGTGATCTATTTGGTACTTTGTCAACTAAAGGATCTGCAACTATTGTTGCGATCAACTCATTTATGCTTCCGTTACCAAGTTGAGTGCTTATATCCGAAGCATCAGTAGCTGCTCTAGTTTCCGGAGGGCTTCCTACTGAAAGTGAAGTTATGTCAAAATCTCGTAGAGTTGTTGCACTGCTTATAAGATCTACATTATCTTCTTTTCTGAATTTTGGAATTCTGATCTCTTCAAGAGTATCGAGTAGCTCCAAGAACTCAGATACATCAAACTCATAGTGAAGAATGTATCGAAGAATTGCTTTAAATAGTGACGGAGATGTTGCAAAAGTTTCGACACTATCTCTGCTAATATCTGCAGCAGTTGTTGAAATACTAGAAAGAAGGGGTGCGTTTAAGTCTACTCCGCTTAAGTCGGGAGCATTATCTACGGCATCCTTTAACGAGGGTGAGTCGATAAACGGAAGCTGTGTAAATAAAAGTCCGTCTTTCATGTAAAGTCATTTCTTACCTTTATATTGATTAATTCAAATGTACTCATAATCTTATTATCAGGAAGGGTTAACTCAACTTCAGCTTCATAAAAACCCTCCTCACAATCTGGATGAGTTAAAAAATCTTCTAAAGGAAACAACAGTTCCCCTGCCCCCAGAGACGTCGAGCTTGACGCAGTAATGCTAGCAATGACGCTTGTAGTTCCCTTTTTTCGAATATGCAACTGCACCTGGTGGCCTGCAACATCAAAAGCGGCACCAGTATCTTGTCGGGTTAGAGAAGTTTGAAGAGAGGGTCCAGTGTCTCCTTTAACTATTTGAATTATATCCATATTTATTAATATACTCCAAAAGGAGGCTTTGACTATTTATTGCTATGATTATAGCAAAGTACACCTAACTTGTCAAGATTTATTTTTCAGAGGGGTGTGTTATGGGTTGGGGAAGGCGATGTCGCAAATGGAACGAACTCTCGTAGGCTTATCCGAATAAGTATCTCCAGAAGTAATAGCATATCTGTTAAAACTTTCGGAAATTACTACAGAGTTTTCCAATATTTTTATTTTTTCGCGAACTTGCACAGTAGTTACAGTGTTTCCATTAAGGTCTACTGCATCTGTAACTTCTATCTTATCCACGATGGTTTCTTTTGAAAGAGACATTTTTACTCCTTATGTTGTTTGATAAGCTAGGCTTATTCGCAAATCTGTGGTATCATCATTTACCATTTCAGCAACAGTAAAACTTGTAGCGCTTGCTCCGCTGGTAGCAGGATTCATAGCAAAAGAGCCCCGAGGAGACCCCGTGTACCCATATACGTATACGTGGCGCATACTTGAAGCAGCCGCGCTAGATGCTTGCAATATATTTACTTGTCCTAAAGGAAAAGTATCGCTTGCAACTGTAAAAGGCAGAGAAAAATACAAAGTGTTCGTACTAGTTAATCCAGTAGTGTTTGCATTAAAAATATTAATATGGCACATACAGAGTCTTCCTACTTTTGTATAGGTTCCTACAACGCCTGCCTGTGATTGTGTAACACTATTTCCTCCCGATCCAGCATCAAAAAGTTGAACCGTAAAAGTTCCTTCTTCATAATCTTCTCCGGCGTCTATTCGTGGAGTAACCCACTCATATTCTTCGGGGTGTGAAACACTACTAGTGCCCGCATTATTTTTAACAGCTAAGTAATCCCCTGCAGTTGCTCCAGAAGATGCGGGAGGTGGAATACCATATAGATCATCAATTTCTATGGGGGTAACAGTCCACTCGCTTGAGCTAGTATTATACATTAACGCACTAGGATTACTTCCCAGAGCTTGAACTGTGCCGGGAGGATTGTCCGCAGCAGTTTGAACATTTGAAAGCTGTCCAATTGTGAATGCAGTGTTTTCAAATTGTGATGTTGTAGAATTATATGCTAGTATATTGTCGTCTTGTGGACTGGATATAGTAACATCGTCTAAGTCATTTAATACTGCTACATCTCCATTTGCTACCCAATCATAATCTGTACCGTTCCAGCTTAGTACTTCGCCTGTTCCTGCACTATTTTTATTTAAATGAGCATCAACGTCAGAATCTGAGTATCCATCTGTAATACCATATCCTGAAAGAGTAGTCGGCGTATTTCCTAGCTCACTAAAACTAACGCTACCATCTACCCAGTTGGTTCCATTATACTTTAATACTTCTCCGGAGGCAAGAGTGCCTAAAACAACATCTGAAAGATCATCTAAATCTTGTACGTTACTACTGCCGCTGCTAGGAGTAACCCAAGCGTAGTCAGACCCGTTCCATGCAAGAACTTGATTTGTGCCCGCACTACTTCTATTCAAATGAGAGTCAACATCTGCATCAGTATAAAGATCCGCACTTGTAATAAACGTAGGCTTATTTGCAATATGAGTCCAGTCAATTACAGAATCAACCCAAGCAGAGCCGTCCCACTTTAAGTAATCATTTTGATTAAGAGTACCAAGGCTTACATCGCTTAGTTGTCCTAACGACATATTTATGTTGCCACTGGTACTGCTTGTTAACCAAGCATAGTCGGAGCCATTCCAGTAAAGCATCGATCCTGTGTTTGCACTACTTCTATTTAAATGAGCATCTACATCAGCGTTGGTGTAAGCGGCTGGAATAGTTGGCTTATTAGAGAGATCATTATAGTTTCCACTAAATCCATCTGTAATTCCATATCCTGAGAGAGTAGTGGGGGTATTTCCTAAGTCACTAAAGTTAAGAGTTGCATCAACCCAGTTGGTTCCATTATACTTTAGTATCTCTCCAGAAGAAGGTGTGCCAAGACTTACATCATTTAGTTCTCCTAAAGTCTCTGGGGCGCCTACTATTTCCGCATAAGTAACCCATTCATAATCAGATCCATTATAGCTTAAAAGCTCATTTGTGTTTGCAGTATTTCTATTTAGGTGAGTATCTACATCACTGTCTGTATAAAGTAAGTTATCAACTTCTGTTCGGCTATACGTTTCTGTCTTAGTATACGCATCTGTAATTCCATAGCCCCCAAGAGTTGTGGGAGTATTACTTAAATCATTCCAACTTCCAGAAGATGCGATTGCAGCAAAGCCGGCTCCAGCTTTACTTTTATTTCTCCAGTCTGCCGTACTGTCTTGATAAACTAATAAATCTAAATTTTGTACATCAGCAATAGTTACATCATCAAACATTCCTAAAGTCAGGGTTGTAGGCTCGTACTTGCTTGAAGTCGAATTATATTGCAGTACTTGCTCGTTTGTCGGAGCAGTACTCGAAACATCTTCAAGCTCTGTAGTTTCATGATCTACAGGCTGATACTCCGTTGCAGATGAATTATACTTTAGTATTTGATTATCAGAAGCTGTGGTGGTAGATACATCCTCTAGAGAGGTAGTTTTAAAATCAACAGACTCATACTGAGTATTTGCATTATTATATTTTAAGACCGTTGCATCGTTCGGGGCTGCGGAGTCTACATTTTCTATATTCATTGTTGTATGAGCAACAATGGACATTGGGTTGCCTTGCGCACTTACTTGTTTAAGAATAGTACCAGGGGTAGCCGAGTCAATAGTTAAGCTAGCAAATGTTCCGCCATTGGCATCAAGATTTCCATCCTCGTCTACAATAAAATCTCCATCGCCTACATCTAGTTCTCCTGCATAGACTGAATCAACATATAAGTTTCTCCAAGTATTTCCAGTTGTTCCTAAATCGTGGGTGCTCCCGCCATCAGGAATAATCCTACTATTCACAAGGCCATTAAATACAATGTCGTCAACATTATTATCGCCAAGATTAACATTTCCATTAAGATTAGAGGTAGCGGCCACACTTATAGACCCAGCAGTCACAAGATCTCCGTTTGCATTTACAGTAAGATCGCCTCCACCAATATCAAGAGTTTCGCCTATAAGTGCGCCTGTTGCAGTTATGTCCCCAGTAGAGTCGATATCTCCAGTTACATTCAAACCTTTGTTAAAGTTCCACTTATCATCCGAAGAAGTATAAAGTAGAGTAGCATTTGCACCTTCTAAAGTTATACCCCCGAGATTAACTGCGGCTGCATTTGTTGCGCCTTCACCGATTACAATATTTTTATCGTCAACAGTCATAACACTACTATTAATAGTAGTAGTTAAACCATCTACTTGTAGGTCACCAAGTATTTGCACAAGGCCGGAGGTTGCGCCTATAACAGCAGGATCAATTACTATAGTTGCAGGGCCTTTTATTGTTCCTCCCGCAACTTCTAAATTACCTGCAATATTTATTTCGCCCGTATTATCTCCATGAGTAGCGGGATCAATAGTAAATTCATTTGGAACTTTTAAAGTATCTCCTGCAATCTCCAACGAGCCTGCAATATTTACTTCTCCGGTATTATCTCCATGAGTAGCGGGATCAATAGTAAATTCATCAGGAACTTTTAAAGTGGCTCCTGCAATAATTAAGCTACCTGTATCATCTCCATGAGTAGCGGGATCTATGGTAAAGTCATTTGGAACTTGTAAAGTGGTCCCTTCAATCTCCATATCGCCCGCAATTACAACTTCTCCTGTTGCATCTCCATGCGTAGCAGGATCAATAACAAACTCTGCAGGCCCTCGAAGCCAGCCACGAAGCTCTAAGTTATTCATCTTAGAGTTTATTTCTGTACCATCCCAGTTAAATGTGTCACCATTCGGATCGCCAATAGCAACTTTGTAGTAAAGAGGATCTGTGCCATCTGCTCCAAACCAAAAGCCTTGTCCTACATCGTATGCTGTTTTGCCGCCCTTGATAGACCCGGCACCCAGAAATGTAATACCGCCATCAGGACTATCAATAATGACGCCGTTATTTAAGGCATTTTCAGTAACAGCGCTCCCAGCCCCGTCGTCTAAACCTCCGCCCGGACCAGAGCCCGGACCCCCATTGAAAGGGCGAACGTCTAACCAAATCTCTGCAACAATCTTACCCGCCATTAACTTCCCCTATCAATTTGTGCGATTACCGCATCGTTTGTTGTATCAGGACGATACGCTGTTCTATATAAATGATTAATAGTAGTAGATGTCGTATTTACTCTATCTAACCGTATTTCAGTGTCAGACACTACTTCTACTACGAATGCCGAAGTCTCTCCAACAACAGTGGAAGAGCTAGTGAGTGGGTTTGCTAAATAAGCCACTACGTCTCCCGGCTCAAAATCTGTTGTAAATGTTGTACCGACTCCAGTAATTGTATAGCCAGAATCTCTTGTAAAAGATGTGCCAGATATAGCCGTCCACGCAGTATCAAGAGTAGCACTTCCATCACCTATATCTCTCCAATAGTCGGGACCATAGTTATTTGTTGTAGTGTCCCACTGCGCCAAAAAGCACTTTGGCACACTGTGATCAAAAATTACGTATAAGTCTCTAGCATCGTTATCAGCAACATTTGAGAGATCAACTACTGCATTTGCTTCTGTAACGTCAGCAGGATTTCCTGGAGCGCCTTGACTTGCTAAGGTTGCGGGGTAGTTATCAAAAATAAACTCCTCACTTCCTTGAGATATACCATCTGTTCTAGTGCTCTTTATAGCATAGAAATCCCAGTTACGAGTACCATTTGTAACAGTTGTTGTTGTACTATAACTTGACTGCAACGATCCAATTGTGTACTCTTCTCCTCCATTAATTAACTTAATATCACTAAGAGTATGAGTATCGTTTGGACCTCTCCATTTATAGTTTCCTACTCGCTCACCATTCCATATAAACTGATAGCGCTTTGCGCCCCCAGGCTCTGTAAGTCTTTGCATTGCGTATGCTCCAGATGGTATAGTACCTCCAAACTCTGGATCGACTGTCCATGCCGAGGAGAGCGAGAAGAACTCATCAGAAGAGTTAGTAGCAATTTTTGCAGGGGTATTAGAAGTTGCTCCTTTTGGAATGCCATGGATTCTTTCAGGCAAACTTGCAGAACCAAACCCTTTTATACCCTCTTCTGTTTTAGAAGGGTAATATTTTGAAAATATTGGATCTAAATTATTTGAACTTGAATTTAAGCCCGGAAGAACTTTATACCTAATCCAATACCATCTTTCAGTAGTGCCCTGTTCTTTAAGTATAGGATCAATAATAGTTGTACCTTTAGTAGTAAGAATAAGGGATGCACCATTAAAGTTACCGCTATTCGGATTCATCCATACTTCAATGTCGTGAGTACTTGGAGAATAGTTTCCAGTATTTTCCCAAGTTAGTTCAATTCCTCCTACTGCGCCCTCACTCTCTACAATTTGACTTGCTAATAAATTTATTGGCCTTGTAATTTGTACACTTTGATTTGTGCCGCCCTCGTCATATGGCTGAACTAAATCATTCGCCATATGTTTTAAAATAAATGCATCGTCATTGTGTTCTTTTGCTATAACATTTACTAGCAAATTACTTTTAGTTTTAAGAGACTCAATTCTAAATAGTTTATTTTCCCAATTAAACTTACTGTAGGTAATTGCAATTATATTACCAGCTAATAACAGATACCCTTTGGGAGGCATTTGAAACGAAATCGTTAATCCAGCTCTAGACTCATCTAAAGCCTGCTGAGCATTGATCCTTAAGTTAAAATAATTTGTAATTGCAGGTGCTCTATAAGTGCCCTGCCTTTGAATTCCTTTATCTTGTGCAAGGTATTCAGAGTTAAAAAATGATATTGTTCGATTTCCAAATACTAAAGCAGGATCAGACATTTGTGCACTAAATGCATTAAATGTTTTAGATATTCCTTTGTCATCAAGTTTTATATCTCCAATAATATCATTTTCTGTAATAATTTCTGTATCTGCATCAAACTCAGCAAGGGGCTTTGCTTTTACCCGCATATCCAAATAATACTTACCATTGCTATATCGTAGTATGCCATTAAATTGCTGCAATAAAGAATTTACATTTTCAAATATTTTTTGAGATGTGTCTATTACTGGATTTAGTTGGTGGCGAGTAACCCATCGCTGATCCCAACTTTCCCACCCTAAATATTTCCAATATTTTACTTCATCACTGTCGTACAAAGAATAGCCACTAACCATTCTAAGTGCGCCATTATTTAGTTCTAGTTTTTTAACTACAGGGTTTCCTGATGGCGCAATAAAGGGAGTATTATCTTTAAAATCAGATGCTACGGGATTTGATATTGTTGGATCTATTTTTAAATCCGCATCCTTAGATATATCTATATTAAAATTAACACTTCTTGTGTTATTTCTTAGTGTAGGTGAAGTAGATGATTGAGTTGTAGGCTCACTAATTGCAACCCCTTGAGTAGTAGTAGAACCATCACTACTTTCCATAATTTTTGAGTTGCCAGCCGTAGTCCAAACAATTTCATTAGTTTTAAATGCATGGTTTTTTAACCACTTTGTGCCTAACTTTCCTATACAATCAGTAAAGGTAATTTGCCGAACATTTCTTAATATCATTGGTGAAGAGTTCTGCCAATGAACTTCTGAAACCGTTTCTATTTTTGATATAGTTCCTTGCCAAATTAAAGGCTGTTGGAGAGAAGAAGGGTACCTACAAACGTCTCCAACGCTAAACGTCTGCATTGTTGAATCATTTCCAACTACTACAACAGTTATATCTGAGCCTGTGTCACAAGTACGGGCAGCTTCTTTAAAGGAAGGTACATCAATTAAATCACTAGTAAGACCCTTGCCAAATCTAGGGTTAGTTAAATAATCTAATAAAATTAATGCAGGATTATTAGTAACTCTAGCATCTTGAGTATTATAAACCTGTTCATATTGTGTAGTACCTCCATCTCCTGGCTCTAGTATTTCCTCGCTTTTAGCTCCATAAGAGTATTTTAGATTTGTTAGAGACGATAAATGCTGATACTGTACAACATTTTTGTTTAGTACTAAAATTTCATTAGTATCGCAAAAAGAAGATAAAGTCGAGTCACTTGGCTGAGTAATAGTGGCATCGGCCATAAACTGACCTCCGCCATCTCGTGAAAACTGAATTCTTAAACCATCTGCCTCACTGGAAGGGGTAAATGCGTCGCTAGAATCTTGATAAATTAATCTAAATCCATAAACTTTAGACGTAGGAATATTATTAAATGTTGTAGTGTCTATTGAATCCACTGCATTATTAGTATTTGAACGTAAAATATTACTAATCCCGGTAGTTATTGTAGTGCTGATATTTCCGGCAGTAATTTGGTCCTGTAGACTTGCTTTTAGATTTTCAAAAGTGGCATCAGTTGTAGAATTATTAGGCTGACTTACAATACAGAGCCCTTGCCGAGTGGACGTTAAACTTCGTGCTATTCTATCTGCCGAAATACTTAAAGAATAATCTTCTGTTCCTACAGTAAAATTAAGTAATACAGACTGATTTTTTGATGCCGCTACTTTAATTGCATTTGAGGCAAACGTACTATTATAAATCTCATGGAAGTCAAATCCGTACATATGACGTTGAACATACTGAGTACTTGTATTAGAGTCTCGTACACCTGCATTTATTAAATCATCTGTGTAACGAACAAGGTCTTCTTGTTCGTCAAAATAGTTGTCAGTAGTTACAAGGTCTCTTTGAATAATAAAATCTATTGAAGAAAATGTAAATGTTGTGCCCCCATCAATTACAAGGCCTCCAACGTCAAACAGATTACTTCCGCCCGTACTTGTAGTTGTCTCGGTTTGAGCAGGATTAGATGTATCCCCAGTAAATGTTTCCGACCTCATTACCCAAGGAACCGACGTATCCCCAGGCAACGTCATTGTAATAGTGCCTGCCGTACCCTCTTCAATTTTATTAAAAATATCTAAATAAGAAGAAGTACTTGAGGTCGGAGCAAATCTAAATCTCCAGTCAATTCTACCCCAAGGATCGTATAAATACCACTTATCAATAATAGTAGCACTAATTGCGGAGTTATTATCTACAGCAAGGTTAACTGTGGCGCCTAAGGTATAATTTGATTCTCGAGTTTGCGGTGACAAGCTCTTATAAGACCCATCATAGTTTAAACAGTTTACATACTTTCCCTTTATAATGTAGTCAAATTTAGGCTGCTGTCCTGATTCTGCTGAAATTAAATCTTTTTGAACAACATATGCGGTATCAAGTAATCTGTGCGAAGCATCCCAGTACGCTCTTTTTTGATCCTGAGGAGCTCCGGGTTTGTAGAATAAACTTTGTACTTGAAATGCTAAACTTGAAGATAATTCTGTTAGTTTTGCATCATTTGCTTGATTAAACAGTCCTGCATGAAGAGTTATATCAATTACATCATTGTCCCCTCCAAAATTAAAGGAGTATCTTTTTTCATGAGTAATGCCAACTTGTCCTACAGAATTAAAATCATTTGCAGTTGCGCTTGTATTTATCGCCCAATTAAAATCAATAAACCACTCACCATTTATATATTGTTGAGGAATTACAATTGCAGTACGAACGGGGTCTGTTTGAACTTCTAAAGGATCACTGCTTGTATTTATAGGGGCAACCGAGTTTGAGCCTTCATTATCAAATCCTAAAATATAAGAGTACTCTCCCTCTAGAACATCGCCTAAAGTCATATTACCTACACAAAAAGATCCTGTATAGTTATCTGCGGGCTGCCCCACCCCTCTTACATCTCCATCATTTTCGTCTCGGCATACAAGACCTTCGTCATCTATAATTACATCATAGATTGCTCTAATTGGGCCTTCTGAAAGAACATTAGCAGTATGTAGAATTGTAGAGCGAGCAGAAACTGTACCATTATCTACAGTACCTGCAGGCCCTAATTCTATATCGGCAAACACTGGGATGCCTTCGATTCTATTGACCCCGTAAACAACTGGAATAAGTTTTGCTGCTAGATTAAGACTTAGATCAAGTTCCTTAGCTACCTCATAAGTTTCCTCTTCCATGCTATAGCTCTTTCTAAGACCAAACATACTGCTTTTTTTCCTTAACTTAGGACGAGTCGCAGTATCAATATAAGGAGCTAGAACATTAAAAGATTTTTCAGCGTGCTCAAAACCTTTGTCAAATTCGTATACATCTCTTAATAACGCATCAGAGTTAGATGTTCCTGTAGCATCTAATGCCCTATGAAAGTCGTCTGAGGTTAGGCGCCCTTGAACACGAACAAAGTCTCCCCAATGACTTGTAAGAGTCCAAGTCATTAACGACTCTTTTTCGCCTTTTTCTTTTAAAGCACCTTTTGCAATAATCCCTTTAAAAAGAAGTACAGGACTACCGTAAAGAGTTCCTGTTTTTGGATTTGCAAAACATCGGTAAATATCTACAGTTTTATTTATATAGCTTTGAAAATTAAGAGCGCTGGCAGAAGAAGTTAAAGCAGTTACAGAAGCAGAATTATAAGTGGCCGTAGTTTGCACGGCTGAAATAGCGTCAGTAGCCGTTATTGCTGTAATATCAATACTTGTATCCGATCGAATACGATCAAGTCGAGCTGTAAAATCTACCCCTGCTGCTTGAAATCTTATTTCATCTCCAACCTGAAATCCAGATTCAAATAAATTCAAGTCAACAGTAGCAGTTGTAGAGCCTCCTGCAGCTAGCTGTGCACAAGTTAGAGTTACAATTGCGTCTCGCCCCAAGCTATTTGCACTCAGAGATAATGTCATTCCAGTAGCTTTTGCTTCTATATCTTCAGATACATCACCTACTTGCCCAAAATGAGTTGGATTATATGTTTGATTTTCAAAGTCTACAGGGTACGGGGCGTCCGTAAGGTATACATAATTTGTATCCGGAATAGTTTGATTATTTTTCGCATAGTCAATATTTGAAGGCTTTTCAAATTTAACGAGATGATATACTTGCAGAGGCACATTGTCTACAAGTGCATTTTTAAGAGCATTGTCTACATTACGAAGGGCCATATAAATTCCTTAAGATAACGCTTCTTCTAATTTTACAGAAAAAGAATAAAGGCCAGAAGAGTCAAGGGTATAGTCGATTGTATCACCTACAGCAATTACTCGAATTTTAGGGTTGTTTGGGTCCCAGTTTATAACGGGACTACCATTTGCGCTTGTTCTATCGACTTTTCTTTGCAAAGTAGGTGTTATAAATAGTCGATAGTTTGTAGCGTCTATTGCAGTTATCTTGTAGGCTTTTAAATGGGTGGCATCTGTAGGGTCAGATATTGTAAACATATCTCCCTTATTAAGATCTGCTAAAGTACCCGAAGCTCCGGTCTGAAAGTATTGCTGTCCTGCGGGCTGAAGAATAGTCGCTGCAGCATAGTTAATTGTAGCCCTAGGAGTGCCAGGATACTGATATTGAGGAAGTTCTACAAAGAAAGCTTCTTGAAAAGACTGTCTTTGTAAAAGAAATGGGTACACAGTATTAAATTGAGCTTTTGTTAGTTTATTATAAGATATATCAACTTTCCACTGATGATATTGATTAATTCTACGATAGGTGATTCCTGAGCGCGAACGAGATGTAAGCACTGGCTGATTAGATGTAAGTTTTACAGTCTTAAAGCCTGGGCCTGCAGTTCCTCCGCTAACATCTGTGCCGGCTTCGTCGATAGTATTGACGGGATCTGGTAGTGTATTTTGAACTGCCATTCTTAATACTCCTGAACGCTTACAGACTCAAGAAAAGTCTCGCCATTCGCATTTGCTGCATCTCTCAGCATGCTAATAATATTTCCTCTTTGATTCATTAAGATATCTTCTACTCCATCAGCATCAAGTGCAGTAATATTTATATTTGCATTGATTGGAACGCCCATTTCTGAAACTTCATCAGCAGGTACAATAGTTCCTGGCCGTTCCGGCACAAACATTTCTGGGCCCTGCTCTCCTACCATGAAGGCAGTATTTCCACCATTTGCACGATACTTCATGCCACCTGCTGCAGGTCGAAAGTTCTCTGGGCCTCCGATACCGCGAGCGCCTCGGAAGTACGCAATCTCTCCCGCCGCTCCCTGAGATTTTGCAAGATCTGTTGTTGTACGTCGCTCTCCAACAGTAATTTTAGTAGGTCCGGCTGATCCTTCGCCTGCAACGCTTCCGCCGCCTTGGTAAGACGTCGAAGCAACTGCTGCAAGCTGTGCTGCACCCATTGCAATTGCCATTGCAACCATTGGAGCAGTCCAAGGAAGACCTGGAGGAGCGGATGCTGCTTGCATTGCTGCTTGAGCAGTAGCCATAATTATTCCGGCCATTTTCATTTTTTTGTCTTGTTCAAACGCTTTGCGTTTAATTTTGTCTTTCTTTGCCTCTAGTGCTTTGATTTTTGCAATGCTTTCTTTTGACTTGCCGTCTTTCTTCTTTTCTGCGGCAATTTCTTTATCAATTGCTGATACAGCTGCATTTGCTTTTGCTTGCTGCATTGCTCCGATCGCTGAGATAGTAGCTCCGATAGCCCCTATTGCAGTTTCAGCAGATAGACTACCTTCTTTCATTTCTGCAAATACATTACTAAAGGCTTCTCCCATTTGAAGAGCACCTTGACCAATAGCAGACATTAGTGCACCTTCAGGACTTAGTTGGGCTAAGTCAGACATAAAACCGGCTGTTTGCTCTTTTAAGAACGCAAACTTTTCAGCAGTTGTGCCTTGGTTCATTACACCTGCAGGATCTGCTTGATCCTGTGCAATTCCTGTCATAGCATTTGTCATGCCTTCAGGCGCGCCCAAACGTATTGCAGTCTCTCCTGCAATACCAATATTTTCTTGAGTTAGTCCAATATTTCCTTGACGAAGAGCTGCAATTTCTTTCTCAATTTCTAAACGACGCTCTGGAGTAGTTACCGCAGATTCTCTTTCGGTCTCTAATCTAGTAATTGCCTCTTCATTTAATAATCTTTGAGCGGCGATCGCATCTTGAATACGTCCCTGCTCTCGTAAAATTGCAATTCTACCTTCTGCCTCTGCAATAGCAGCAGACTCATTTGGGTTTAGTCCAAGCCTTTCTCGCTCCAACGCTACATTTTTTTGAGTCAAGTCATTCAGCTGTCTTTGAATTTCAAGCCTTGCTACAGGGTCATCTGTTTTTGCTTGCAAATCTTTTAATCGAGCTATTTCTGCTTCATTGGTCACTTTTTCGAGTGATAAAGCCCTATCGTACTCACCGTTTTCTCTTAATTGTGCAGTATATTGATTAACATAGCTTAATGCAGCCTGCTGTGCTTCTGTTATTGCTGCTGTTTGAGCTTGAGTTGCTGCTAGTGCCGCGTCTGCGGTTTTTGCCCTCTCCTCCCCAGTAGCAACCTCTATTGCAGCACTTCTTTGACCTTCCAAGCCTTGCATAGCTCCCATGAGTCCAGAGCCTGGTTTGCCTCCTTCTCCCTTTGCGCCCATGAGTTTATTAAACTGAGCTTCAGTAATTTGATTGCTTTCTTTCAGAGTTGCAATTCTTAGTGCTTCTAACTCAAACTGAGACTCTAAAAGTGCATACTCCATATTAATTGTAGCAGTACGCAGCCTAATTCTTTCTTCTTCTGTTGCTTTTAAGTTTGCAGCCTCTGTTGCAGCTAAGTCTGCTTCTTCCGCGGCAGATACTGATCTTTGTTGAGTGGCAGCCTTAAGCTCTATAGCTCGTCGAGCAGATGCTAATTCTAACCCTTGCTTTGCTTGAAGCAGTGCTAGCTCCTTCGCTGCAAAGTCTAAAATCATTTTTTGAGTTTTTTGAAGCTCTTGAAGATTCTTATGCCTTTGAGTACCAACTTGAAGATTTTGTTGTGCTACAGAAAGCTCTTCAGCAACTAGAACCTTTCTTTCTCCGGTTAATCTATTTATTTCTACTTCGATTTCTTTACGCTGATCTGCATCTTTTGCTGCTGCTTTTTGTTGATTCAAGAAAGTTAATTGAGTGTCTATTTGAGATATCTTAGCATCCCTAACTTCTTGCTCTGCCGCGATAAGGGCTCTCACTCCCTCTTCACTTAAATCATTTACAGCTTTTAGTCGTTTTACTTCTAAGGTTTTTGACTGAATAATATTTTTTGCATTTCGCAGTCGCTCTTGCTCTGCAGCTAAAGTTTCTGTAAGATTTGCAAGACGCTCTTTATCAGTGCTACCTTCAGCTGCATCAAGCATCTCTCGTAGTCTGCCACTGCTTCCTATTCCTTCGTCAATTATTTTGGTAATTTCTGCAATATCATCAGTGCCTGCAAGCGCATTCATCAAAGACTTAAGCCCATCGGTCATGCCATCAATAGGAGTAGTTTTACTTAATGTATTAAAGTATTTGGTAGTCTCATCATTTACATTTTTCAGAGCTTCTTCTACAGAGGCAGTTTGCTGCCCTTGTGTTACTATTTCCTGCAGCACTGTTTTAGCGGTTTCTAGGTTAGCTGTACTTACCTTGCTAATCCCTTCCTTTGCTAATAGGCCCTGAAGTTCTTTACTTCCTTTTATTCGCTCATTTAAAAAGTCCACTTGTTCTTGAGCAGAGCCACTTGCTTGTGTAGCTTCCATCTTGTCTAGAACTTGAAGTACTTGAGAGGTTGCATTTCCGAATGCTTTATATCTTTGAGTAACTGAATTAATTATTTTTGAGTTACCTTGTAGAGCTAAGTTTATTTCTCTAAAATTCTTGTCCAACTCTTTTGCGGTCTCCGCAGCGTCTGATACTACTTCTTCTAGTGCTTTGGTTTCTGCAGATTTAAAATAATTAAAAACAGCTTTTATGCCTTCATAAAGCATTGCCATTACAGAAATAGCAATACCCACAGGGCCCAACAATAACGATACTGCTGCTCCTGCTAGTCGGAAAGCTCCAGCTGCTAACATAGCAGCAATTCTTGCATATCCCATAGCTGTAGCTAAAAGAGTTGTTTGTAGTCTTGCGACGCCTACTGCTGTTGAGTACCCTTGTACCGTAACTTTTAATTGCTCTTTAGCTAATTTATAGTTGCCCGAAGCTAAAGCTGCAAACATTGTAGCTTGAGCATCTTGAGTAGTTGCTAAAGTACTCGCAAGCTGAGCCTTTCTAACTTCTGCTACAACTTGCCCAGATACTTTCTTTCGTCTAGCATACTCAGCTTCTCCCTCAGCACCTTGCTTTAGAAGTTTTGCATTACTAACCATTGACATTTCTTGGCCTCTGATTGCGGCGTCAAAATCTTCTGTGGCTTGAGTGCCGTCTGCTAATTTGGCTGTTAGATTAGTAAGGCTCCCGGAGGATCGATTCATTGAGTCCAAACTTTCAATATTTGACGCCGCAAGCTGCCTTTGGAACCCTGCCGCATCCGCAGCTCCTTCAGCATACTCCGATAAACTTCCTAGAAGTTTGCCTGAAATTGTAGAGCCAAATAAAAGAACTGCACCAACAAGTAAGCCAGTATTTTCAAGCAGTAGTGTAAGAAAAGGAATAACTCCAGTATTTACGATACTTAAAAAAGCCTTGGAAACATCAGCAAAAGCTGCCGCAAGTTTATCAAACGGATTTGCATCTACGTCTGAAATTGCACCAAACTTCTGAGTTGCTTCATCTAGGGTCGCATTGGCGAACGCCTGACGCTTTTCAAAGCTAGTAAGCTGCTCTACACCTTTACCTAGCTGTTTTGCATATTGATCGTATGCCTCATCTAGTTTTACAAAAATACCTAATTCGTCAAGTAGTTCTGGTTCTAGTTTTGTAACACCGCGAGTAAAGCGTTCTAGAGAATCCTGAGTGTTTCTGCCCAGAGCAATGGAAGCATTTTTTGCAGCTATACCAAACTCTTCTATCATACTAGAGTCTAGCCCGGCACTTGTAATCATTGCCGTAGACCTCATAGCTTCTTCTAAACTGAGTGCGTGTCCTGTAGCTTCCTGTAATCCTTTAGACAATGTTCCCATTGCAAGACCTGATGCAGCTCCCAGAGTTGATAATCCTTCCGTAAGCTGCTCTACCTGGGCAGCTCTACGTAATACTCCGAAAGCAGCTGACAAAGCAAATACGTTTGCAGCAAGAGTTGCGTAGGCAGGTACCAAACCTCCTCCCATTGCTTGCTGCATCTTACTGAATGCTTTTGTGCTATTGGAAGTCGCTCCCGCGACACCCTTTTCGCCTCGCTGGTATCTATTTCGTGAATTTGTAAGTTGATCCGTCGAGTCAGCGGCCTGTTTGGCTTTCTTGGCAACGATAGAAAGATCGCCATTGTCGTCGATACTTACTTTAATCTTAACTTCGTTTTGGGCCACTTGTTTTTCTCTTTAGCTTATCACGCTCCTTTTTTAATTCATCGGAGGATTTTTTGATAGCTCTTGAATCAAGAAAGTTTAGTACTTGGACTAAAAGTTCTTGATTATCAACTTCGAATACTTCTGCTAGGTACTTTAGGTTTGAGTAGTCTTTACCAACATACCCTATATCTGGATAAACTCTATCCCCTAAAACATTAAAAATAGATATTGCATCTAATATTTCTTCTGGAAAATCTTCCCAACCAGGAGGAATTTCATCTTCTATTGGCTCATTTCCCAGTTGTTCCATCATCTCAAAATAACGATCTTTCGTCATTTTAGATTCTAAATTATTATACAGCTTCCCCAGTCTCTCCAGTAGTATTTCCATCTCTTTCTGTACGAAAGTTATCGAGATCAAAGACTACCTCATTGAGCCATGTGTCGAATTCAGTTGAGGATGAAACAAGAACTTCTGCATTTTCAGCGGTATAAGGGAGCTCTTGGCTCATATCTTTACCTTCAGTATCAATAAGAATAAGGGTTTCCAAATTCTCAAGAGTTAAGCCTTCCCAGCCTTTAATAACTGCAGCGCTAAACTCTACTACAAACTTATCTTCATCTAATGTTTCCATTACTTGACGTGTCTTTCGATCAAACTTTTGAACTGTGCAACGCTTTCGAAGATTCGTAAGCTCTTTACGAGAAAGATTTGCAACCTTGACCTTAAAGCCAGAAAGTCCAGGAAAATCTACCCAGACTTCTTTTACGTCGACCATTAATTTTCTTAATTCCATTAAAACCACTCCTTAAATAGTGTTATATTGTAAAATACTACTAAGCGTAGTATTGTCTGTTAATCTCCAGTCAAACATTTGTGCATAGATTGGTCCTGGAGCTGCCCTGTTGGTATATGAAACAGCAGGCATATTAAAATCAAAACCAGCAAAAGTACCTGAGTAATCCTGCCCTGCTTTAATTCTAAGTGTTGTATTAGTATCAAAGTTTAGAAAAGTGCTTTCTGATCCATCCTTTAAATACTTTCGAATATTTCCAGAAAATATTTTACCTTTTACAACAAAACCGCTAGGATACATCGCATTCGAGTTATCTGTAGCTGCGAGTCCGCCTTGTACTGTATCGTAGCCAACCCATTCTATATCATTCTGTAGCTCAGCCGAAATACCGAATACACAATCAGTAATATCAGTTGAATCTAATGTTACTGAAATATTCGGTATAATACGCGTCAAAGAAGAGGGGTTAGATACAAGCGACTCGGAGCGCGCATTAACAAAGTTATCAAAATTTGTTTGCGGTGTTCCGTCGGTATTGCTTGTAGCGGATCGAATTAATTTTTCAGCTTCGCCTTCTACACCCAGCTTTAATATGCTAGTTTTGGAAATGGCGAACTCAGCGTTTGTAATTACAGCATTTTGTAGCTGAAAAATACTTTCGTCGCTTATAAAAAACAAGTCAAAAGCATTACAGTCGATAATACGGTCGAACACTATACTTTGACTAGATGAACTCTCCTTTACAATATTTACAGTAAATGAAAAAGATGCCGGATTTGCCTTAACAATCGTTGATCGTTCAAAGTACTGGGGAGAGTGTACTGTATTTACAGATTCCGTAGATTCTGTGAAAGTTTGCGAGAAGGATATATCATTTTCGGGCTGAAGCTCGTAGATATTGTTGCCGTACACCAAAGCTAATTTGGTATTCTTTAGAAAGTTAAAGGCCGGCATTTTTTATCTCCTCATAATATGGTATATTACTCCATTCAAGATGTTTTGTCAAGAATTATTTTTGGAAGGTGCATAGAAAAAACGGGCCGTAGCCCGTTTCAAAGTAGTGAAATATTTTATTATACTTCTTTGTGATAGATAACTGTTGCTTCGTTGGTTTGATCCAAGCTCGTAGGAAGCGCGTGGAAGTTGATCTCAAGACCAATGATGTCTTCAATCTGGTGAGTTGGAATCTCTAAGTGCGCAGTAGGAATATCTACTTCGAGTTTTGGAGCAGAAGCTCCACCAACACTAAATAGCAAATCAGTCGAGTTATTTACAATACTAACTGCTCTCGCTAGGTCATCAAATAGCTCTGCACTTGTTCCCGCATTAGCGTTAGTACCGCTGTTTAGGTAGCATGTAAAGCTTCCAGAAATATTTCTAGTTCCGGTAACATTGCCGAGCGGCTGGTTCACAACACAGAGCTCCTCTGGAGTAAGATAGGTAAGATTGTTTTCGAAAGAAATACTTCCTCCTGTTAGTGTAAGCTCATATGAAGTGTCTGAGTAAGGAGACCCCGCGCCCGTAGTAGTAGTGATTTGAAGAGTTGAAAGACGGTTACGGATAAAGTTATCATTGCTATGAGCTACGCCATCATCAATGATGTAGTCATACCAATTTCCGCTAACAGCTGCAGGCATAGCAGTTTCTTGAGTAATCAAAGAACCAAGACCTGACCAATCAAGAGTAAGAATACCATCAATATCAAAGTCCATTGTTACAGAGTTGCACACGGCTTTTGATATTTTATAGATGGTTTGTCCCTGTCCTGCTGCACCGTTGTAGTTTGCAGGAGTAGTTCCACAACCTCCTAATACAAAGAACAAATCAAATGTACCGAGGGCTGAAACATTACTATCATTAAAGTCAACTGTTAAGTTTGAAGCACTTCCTGCAGCAGTTGCAGTTTTAGTGATAGCATTCGCCCATTGTCGTGTAGAGTGCGTATAAGCACCTGCATTAACAAAGTTCGCCCATAAAAGCTCGTCTGTAGTGTGTGCATGGTTTCCTGTTGCAGTACGATGTGGTCGTGCATACATTTGAAGATTCCATTCTGCGGGCTCAAAAGCGTCTGTGAACATTTTACGACCTCGACGAGAAACGCCTGTCAAGTCCGCCATTTCGTTTACGGCTACTTCTGTAGTAGCGGTAGATTGTGAGAAAGAGAAGCCATCTAAAATAGGTAGCTTCCAGTAATACCTTTCGCCCGTACTGTCTTCAATCGAAGCATAGACGTTAGTATCTCTAGATAATTGCAATTGTGCTGCCATAGTATATCTCCTATGATCTTGAAAAGGCTAGGTCGTGAATCGTTTGATTCGTGCCAGCATTTTCTTAGTAATGAACCTGTATCAGAATTTCTCCTACTCCATACGGCTCAAGAACTCCTTCGTCAGTCTCTATACTGACAATTTTAATATCATGAGTTTTTTGTGCGAGACCTTGCTTATCAGTATAAGATAACGCACCATTTTCATCTAAAACTGTTTCTACGTCTTCAATTAATTTATCTAATGCTATTACGGCATCTTCTTCTTGAACGTAGCAACGTAGTGTTACACTGAGGTATCGGTCTCTATATCCTGCGCCTTGATACTCTCGTGTTTCTGATCCCGCGTTAATGTGTATTGCAGGAAATTCTTCAATTTCATCCCAAAATTTGAGTCGAGGGTGAACATTGTCAAATACATCTGTAAGGAAGTCTCCGCTTCCATTAATTTTTTTCATTTCTCTAACTAATGCTTCTACTATTGAAGAGCGTCTAGTTGTATGAGGCCTTCCAACAAATAGTCTAGTAGTTCCACTACTTGAAGAAGACGCTGGAGGGGCTGCAGCAATTGTAAAACTAGAGGTTGCTACAACAGTACCCGTAGCACTTCCACTTCTAATTGTTAAGTTTCCTTGTGTAGCGGTACTTGAAACAGCAGTTAAAGTAAAAGAACCTGTATTTGATGTTATAGTAACTTGTCCCGAAGCAACATTTGTTGTTTGAAAACTGGTGGTTGGAGTAGCCGCCCAATATAAAATTGTTCCATCTGCAACATTTGTTGTTGTTATTGTAACAGTTGTTGATGTTCCTACCGTTAGAGTAGTACTAGGTAAAGAAATAGAATAACTTGGAGGTACTGTATTATACTGCTGATAGGCCATTCTGTTGGGGCCTCCCATCAGACCACCTCCAGCAGCGGGCAGGTGGCTTCTCCACCCTAAGTTTGTTACTCCAAATGCAGAAATTCCATCTATGTAAGCAGGGTCGTCTGGGTACCCCTCTTGAATAGCGTCTTCTATAGCAGCGTTATTAGACGAAGTTTCTACAAAAGTTTTTAACTATGCCGGAGTTAGTCCGGGATTTTTTTCTAAAATACAAGATAAAATTCCTGTAACTCCAGGAGCCGCCATTGAAGTACCACTTAATTTAAGTAACCCTTCTGTAGCGTCTAGGGGGTGCGTTATCTCTGTAGCACCCTGAGTAATCATTTTATTTTCTGCAAATGTTTGAGCTGGGTTCGTATGCTCATAAGGGCCATTTCTGCTGGAGGCTCCTAGTATGTGAGATCCGGGGTGCCACAATGAAACTCCCGGGCCTCTCCCAGAATCAGAGGCTATACCTATCTTTTTAGGCCCTGAAGGCGCTCCTGTATCTCCTACTTGAAAAGTATTTCTGTAATCTATATTTAGATTACCAACTATAAAAGCTTCGGGATGGTGTACTCCGCCTCTGTGCAGATAGTGAGTGCCTGAAGCTAAACCAGTCCAAGGAGTTCCTGGCGCAGGGCTAGGTGTTGCAAGAGTAATTGTATTATTCCAATCGACATGAGTATCATGTGCAATATACTCATTGCTATTACCTGCTGATATAACTACATGGACTCCTTCATCAATTAACTCCTCTATATCTGCTACAATAGAGGCTGAGTACGCGGGAATCTTACAAGTGTTGTAAGAATAGTTGGTGCCCCCTGAAACTGCATCATTAGTATTTATAAAAGAGTAAGAAATTCCATAACGTAGATTTCTATGGGTATGATCCTGCTCTACATCATTATTTGGTCGTAAATCTGCTGCCGAAGAGTATACACTACCTCTATAATTAACTGAACTAATATAGTCAGACCTGATTGTATAAGTAGAGCCCCAGCTCATATTTACAATAGTAGGACGCTTATTTCCATTGGAGTCTACAGCTTTATTCCTATGAAATATTTTTATTTGATCGAAACAATCTGTATAAGCAGTATAATCTTCTAAGCCTCCGTATCCTGCTCCCATAGCTCCGAATTGAAGCTTTTGAGCATAAATTTGGGCTCCTCTAGCGTAGCCCATACTTTTACCAGCGGCAGTACTTGCTACATGAGTTCCGTGACCATCCCAATCTCTGTAGTAATCATTAAGGTTAGAAGGGCTTGTACCTATTCCAGTTGTAGTTGCCCAATCAATTTTATTAACTCTACTTATGCCATTTGCATCTTGAAACTCATAGTGATCTGCATCTATTCCGGTATCTTGAATAACTATATCTACGCCTTCGCCGTCAGCACCATAAGCATAAACACCAGTGTATGTATTAGTAAAGCTGCCATCGGATTGTACATTCCAAGGCTCTGCTTTATTTGTTATCCCTCCTGATTGAGGAAACTGCCAAGGGTACCCTTCCCCTGCACTAAATTCTGCTATCTGTCCGATCTTTCTGTAAGTTCTTTGAGGGTCCGCTCCTACACCTGAAGGGCCTATTTCTATATCAGGATTTTGCCAATATGGAATTTCAACTGCGAGTACGTCTGGATGAAGCCGCAAAACATTTGCCTCTAGCTGAGTCAAATAATAATTAGCTTGCCTAGTACTAGCAGGCCTTTCATTTGCTACTTCTACTTGGCGATTAGGAATTCCATCCCTGCCCTGAAAGTCAAGCATTCGTTCATGAAATTGATGAAAATCAACTCCTTTATTGAGAACGACTATATACTCTTTTTCAGACACTTACACTCTCCTAGTATAAAATCTTCCAATAGCGAACTGAACTGCTATCTGTCTAATTGATTTATCAATTAACTTTCTAGGATCTCGATCTACACTACCTTGACGATTTCCCTGCTCAAATGTTTCATATGGATTTCTTTGATATGTATAACCTATACTTGGAAATCCTTGTGCAGTTTGAGTAATGTCTGTTACTCTAACACTGCTTGCAAATCTTCCTGTTTGATACTGTAGTGCAGGAGGTATCATATTTTTAGCAACTACTCCAGGCAGCTGTTGATTAAAGATACCTATGTAACTTGCTATAGAATAAGGCGATTTTTGCGTTTTAGCAGCAGGCAGTTTTGTTTTTGGTACCCTAGCCTTTCCTAAAGTTGCTCTCGTAGTTTTCTTCACTTTAGAGCTATTTTTAGAATTACTTCCTCTTCTTGAGTTTTCTATTTTGGGCTCTTTTGAAGTAGTAATGCCCTTTTTCTTTCTAAATTCTTTTAGTACTGCTTTTGTTGCTTTTTTCTGAAATCTTTGCGTAGGACTATCAGATCCCTTTAATCCAGCAATTGGTTGCTTACTATTTAAGCGCTCAATTCCTGCACGAAGTTGAGCCATAAATTCGTTTTTTTGCTTTGCACTCTCAAATCCAGCATTTCGATTATCCATTAAGCTTTGGGCAGTAAAAGTAAAGCTTTCTGTAGAATCATCTCTTACAAGTGTTAAATCAATTCCTAGTGCCTCTAGGTTAGACATTAACACTTCTCGACTAGCTTTTGAAGTATAGTTTTTATTTATGGCAGTATCAATTGCATCTGCAATTCGACTTTCTAAAATTCCGGCACCTTCCATGTGCCCGCCCTCAACAAGATCTGTACCTTTGGTTATTTCTGTTTGGCCTTCTTTCATACGATCGTATTGTACAAATCGCATTTGTTCTTTATCGAAGTGCCCACTAACAGCTTTATTTAATCTTCGACCATATTGTTGTTTTAAAAACTCGTTAAGACCAAGTACAAAAGTGTTTAACTCTTCTGTGTACAAATTTTTTAACTTACTAAAATTATCAAAGTTAGGGTTCTGGTTTGGCGTCGCTTTAGGATTTGCAGTTTCTAATAAAGTTACTTTGATAAAATGCTGATTTGAAACTATCCTAACATCTCTCGTCTTTTTAAAAGTTTTAGACTGTGTTCTACACGCCTCTAGTATATTATTCGCACCTTTCTCTACATACTTTTTAACCTCTTCTCTTCCAAAAAGATTAAGAATGTCTCTATGCTCGAATTCTTTTTCTATTTCTTCTACAAATAGTCTAGGGAGAAAGACAAAATGATTTGTTCGTCTATCTGCAGTATGCTTCCTGTACTCTTTGCTGTTTCTTAATAGGTCTTTTTCCAGATCAATTAAAAAAGCCTGTAAACTAGCGCGAGACATTAAAAGTTTTTATACAGATCAAGTACGCGCTTTATATGGTCGGGAAACGCTACACTACTGTCTTGGCTGCTAGTTCCGGGATTCTGTAAAGTTGCTCCTGCGAGAGTTTTTCTCTCTTTATACTCATCTCTATAATAGTAAGTAATCAAATCAATTACTGCTAATTTTAAGTCGCTTGGCAAGGATGAGTATCCAGCACGGTAAGTAATCTTTACAGACCCTGGACCTTTAGGCCAGTTTTTATAAGAAGATCCAGTCACATAGAATACAGTATCTGTGTTTTCGTCCAGATAGTAATTTGTGCTTGTCACAGCCTGATAACTAGAGGTGACTGAATCTCTTGTTTCTACAGCACTTACCGATACTACAGGACTCTCAGTTAGTTGTACTAGATGAGTGTTCCAGTCGATGGTAAATGTTTCAACTTTGTCAGTGGAGTAAAAATCTACAAATGTATTTCCACAATAAGTTTTTACTAATTGGCTCACAGACGTGATAAGCTGCGAAAGATTGTAATCATCTTTCGGATTCTGGATGCCTTCCATGTCTTTATACTCACGAAGAGTTATCAAATCAGCCATAAGTCAATTAATAAAAACTTGGGGAGGTTGCCCTCCCCAGTTCAAGATTATGCGTAGTCGAGCTTAACAGCAGCAGCCTTACCAGCTACAGAGTCAAACAACTCGTCAAATCCAAGGTGTTGAGTACCAACAATGAGGCGTCGCTGTGCAGCAACTTCATAATCAGTCTCTACTGATACGCCACGGAGACGCGGCATAATAAAGTTAGCAGTGTTTACAGCGATAACACCAGCGTTCTCACCAGCAACAGTAGTAGCCGAAGGAGCTACGAAGTTGTCAGAGATAACTACGGGTGAGCCGTAAACTGCACCAACTTGACCAGTCAGCTTCAGAGCGCGGTCTGAACCGACTTCGAAGACGTTGTCAAACTCAGGATCATTAATCAGATCATGATACGCATCTTGTGATACGATGTAAACAATGTCTTGTGGCATGAGGCCATATACACCCATTGACTTACGGAGAGATACAAGATCAACCGCAGCAATAGTTGCAACAGAACCGGCAGCAGCAAACTTGTTACTAGCACCAGCACCTGAGTTACCGCCAGCAATCGCCATAGCGTCGAGACCAGCGATACCTGCACCATTACCATTCAAGATTGCCTTATCAACAGCGCGAGCGTGTGAACGTGCAATACCTTGAGTCAGCATAGGCATAAGATTTACAAGGACTTCCTCGTCGATGTAGTTGTCCATGTAAGTAGTAGAAATCAAACGATCTACAGTCAGGATCTTCTGCTTTGCATTGTAGGTACCTGCAACGTCATCGGTACCTTCACGATTAGCAATACCTGTGCCGCCAGCAGCCTTAGAAGCGTTAGCATCTTCGCCGCCAGTTGACCAAGTTGCAGTGTTAACATCTGTTTGCAGAGGAATAACAGTAGACTTAGAATTTACAGTCATCTCACGGAACAGATTTGCAACACGCAACTCAAGCTCGATTTCCTTCTCAATTTGAGTAGAAACCTCTTGAGCGATATCAGGAGCATTTGAAGCGCCTGTGTAAGCGATACCAGCTTTCTCAAATACAGATTTAGCATAGTCAGTATCAAAGCCCTTCTGAGTCATAACGCCCAGGAGGTGTGCATACATAAGCTCTTTGTTGCCCTTGATGTTAGCGCCACCTTCACGATCAGCGAATACACGCTTTGACTCGCGAATCTTGGTGAGCTCTTCGTTCTTCTCTTGAAGTTGTGCTTGGAAAGATGCAATGACTTCTTCAATCTTTGCGTCCTTCTCAGCCAGCTTAGACTCGATGTCTGCCATCAGGCGATCAGCACCTGACTCAACACCTACACGAATAGCTGATTGAACTTCTTCTTCTTGAGCAGCCTTCTCAGCAGCTTCTTGAGCCGCCTTCTCTTCTGCTTCTTGAGCTGCCTTCTCTTCGGCAGCTTTTTGCTCGGCTTGCTTCATTGCAATCTTAGCAGCAGTCTCTTCTGCTACTTTCTTCGCAAAAGCTTCCAAGTCGACTTCGGGAGTTTGTACTTCCGACATAATGATCTCCTTGTCGGCGGATTTTTCCGCTTCGTCCGGTGTTTCACTAGCTACCGATGAATTTTCATCCTTAGCCAGAGACTGACCGGCTAGATCTACACGATTGGTGAAAGTTTTCTTGAACTCATTGTACTCTTCAATAGAGTCAAATGATTTCGCCAGAGAAAAAGTTGCTGCTTGATTGCAAGGTACCGATACTACCGATACTTCAAACAACTCAGCATCCTTAATCTTTAATCCGTCAGTTTCCGCTAGATAATCAGCATCCTTGACTCGGAAACCAACAGAAAAAGCTCCAAGAATGCCTTCTTTTACTAATTGCGCCACAGAATCTGGTGCAGATTTAGAAATTTTAGCCTTTAGTTCAAGACCGTTTTCAGTGACTTTTAGTCCTGTAGCGCGTCCGATTGGCTTGTTATAGTCATGATTAAAAAGAATAATAGGATTCTTTTCAAAATTGTTCAGACCACCCTTTGTCCATGCCTCCGCATCAATAGTATCGCCAGCACGATCAAAATCAGTTGTGCTAGCCATTCCGCAGATATGAACTCCTCCATCGTCTTCATCTAGAGTTTTGAAGGTAGAGGTAAGATTGAAAATCTTTTCCATTAGTCCTTACTCTTTGGTGCTGCTTTAGGTGCAGGCTTGCTCTCAGGCTTTGATGCGGCCTTTGGAGCTGGTTTTGAAGCAGGCTTAGTAGCCGGCTCTGCCGCCTTTTTAGTAGAAACTTTATTTACTACGGTGTCTACATCAGGGTACTGCTTTTTTAAAGAACCCATTACACGAGGCCAGCGCCCCATAAACAGTTTCTTCAATACTCTTCGCGTCATAGGAGCATCCACAGATTTACAGTATTCTTCATAGCTAATATCTGTTGTTAAGCCAAACATCTGAAACTGCTCATAAAGTTTTGCCAGTGTTGAGGCTCGTGCTCTGCTTGAGGTAATTTGTAAAGGCATTATTCTTCTCCTTCTCCTTCTGGTGGTCTGCCACCTTCGTCTGGGTTTACGGCGCTTCCTGCAATGTTTGCGGGCACTCGTAAATCATCGTAACCATCTACAGGCTCGAAGTTTAGGGCTACTCGTGCTTCGTTCGGGCTGATAATACCCGTATTCACAAGAGCCTGATAATAAGAAGCCTGGTCTCGCAACTCAGGCTGCAAGGCTGGAATATTGCTAGCATCTTCTACAACTTCAAATCCAAAAAATCTTTCTAGTGCAAAATTAATTTTACGAATAATCGGCAAAACTGTTTCGAGATAGTAAAGTCTCATGTTTGGACGAAGATTAGCGTTATTACCAGAGTCTAAAAGAATTGGAGGAATACCCAATGCTTTTAGTATAATTTTTTCGTTCTCTTCAATAGCTTGTTGAAAGTCAAGTTCTCGGAAGTTTACGTTCGAAATCTCATCAATCTCAATACCTCCATCCAAGATAAGAGGACGACGACCGCCTGCATCAGGACGGTAGCGAGCTTGCCAAGACTGAATCATTCGCTCTTTGATTTTTTCTGAAAGAGTATTGGGAGATTTCAGTACAAGCCCGGGAACTGCTCCATTCTTAAAGAAATTATCTTGAAATTCACGCATCCGCTTGGTGAGTACCATAGTACGAAGGGCGGGCTTCAATCTAGATACTCCTCTATAAATAGAGTAAAAAGAGTTATCTTTAATATGAATAATTTCTTTAGGGCTAAAAGTTACTGTTTCATTATAAGTAAACTTTTCAATATAAGTAGATTCACTAGCATGAATAATCATTTTGCTAGCAGGAAGATGATATAGATGGACTCCGTCGTAATATATGAAAATATTTCCGTCAATTAAATAGTCAATTAACAGATTACGGCGGAATGTACTAATATCTTGAAATAGATTTGGCTCTTTATTTAGTAGTAGCTCAACTCGAGATCTTTTAATTCCTTTTATTATACTTTGAGTAGGAAGCTGTGGACCAACTTTTACGTTGATCTCTGCAGCGTCGTCAACAAGCATATTTACACCACGATTTACAATCTCTAAATCTTCATACGCCTGCTCAAAGCTGAACGTAGGCTCGCGGCTGCTTTCAACTTTTCCGTCGAAGTATGGCTGAGCAGGATTGAGTTTTTCCTCATCTGCTTTAGGAGTTCTGCCAATTAGTCTGTCATACCATGCCATGCTTTTCTCTTTGAATTTCTACCCAGCGCATTTGTTTTTCTGCAGTACCAAGCCCAGGATTGCGCCCATAAATTTTATGCAGCTCAAGGTGATGCGCGTGGCAGATAGTAACAGTGTGATCGTACAGCTCTGCCCAGTTATCTTCTATAAACTCATCTCTCCAAATAGTAATGTATTCGTCAGTATAGTGAGATGGTCGTTCCTTTACTTTTTCTTTTAGCCACCTGCTAAGTAAAGGACTTAATGTATAAAAGTGATGAAAATCAAGGGAACTTGTAGCTCCACATATGTAGCACTCTTCATCCTTTTTATATTTTGATTTTGCTCTATCCCTTATATACTTCACAGGGTCTCTTTTGAGCTTTTTCATACTTTGCATTATAGCCTCTTGGAGATAAATTGTCAAATACTATTTTTACAAGGTCTCATTAAAAGCCAGTAACTGAGGTTTCAAAAGAATATAATGCATACCTCAGTGCATCTGCCATGTGAGACGCTCTATTGTGTTTCGGCTTTTCTCTTGCTAAGTTAGGATTAGGGTCCCACTGATATTGATCTAAACAAGATAAAGTTTCTCCACAACGTTGATCTACAAATAGCTTATCATTATCAACGATTGCTGCAACATGAGCGATACCATCAAGTACAGATTTCTTTGCATTTGTTGTTGGTATATCGTAATTTTGTGCAAAGTCAAATCGAGTCTGCTGGGCTGCGGAATCAATGTAAATATAATCAATATCCCATTTGTTCATTAATTTTTGTATTTCAACGGCATGTTGCTCTGTTGTTTTTTCAGCGTCTAGATACTCATCCAGAACATAGTATTTTTGCTCATCCCAATCATAAGCAATTACACAGAAAGCTGTAGGGTCACGATAACCAACGTCGAGACCACCAAAAACATCCATGCGGCGAATATCAAGAAGCTCATTATTTGCGACACACTTTTCGTGATTGAAGTTCCATATTTGCCCTTCATAAGTGTTAAAGTCTGCTTCGTACTCTTGACGAAACTCTGCTTCGGACATACTTTTTCTAGCTTCCGCAATATCCATTTCAGACATACGCGGATTATCTTGATAACTCGCTCGAATGGAACACCATTCTGGAAACTCATCATTAAAACCTCTGTCAAAAAACTCTGCGAACCAGTTATTTCTACCTCGCGGAGTGGAAATGAAGATTGCTTTAGAGTTGTCTTTGTCTAGGGTAGGACGCAATGCTACGTTAAATGTATCTTTACCGTCTGCGAGAGCTGCTTCGTCAAATATAATTAGATCGTAACTTCTACCTACACAAGAGTCTACTTGATTTACTGAACCCATGCGTACTGTTGAACCGTTACTCAGTTCGATTACTTTGTCTTTGGCATTATCTTTTGCTACTTCCAAGTCAAAGTGTTTAATTAGTTGTCTTTGTAAATCAAAAGAAATCTGAGACAGCGAGTAATTGGGAGACATTATAAGAATGTTAGAACCGGGAACAAGAGAGACAAGTTGCCCGATTATGTTCGCGATGTATGTTTTGCCTTGTCTTCGACTAACTGCAGCACATACGAATCTATACTTAGAGTTATTAATCGCATTGATAATTGCTACCTGGGACGGTAGCGGGGAGACACCTAGTAGCTCAAGGTACTGAGTTACTGGCAATTTGAGGAAGCGTGTCTCAGATTGTAAATCTACTAATTCTTCTGATATTATATCAGCTCTACTTACTTGTACTGCCATGACTTATTTCTCTACTTTTGTAGCATCTCTATAATATATAATTATCTCTTTTTGTTGCCGTATATATCGTCGCAACTCCTGTAGATTAAAAGCCATGTTTTCATAGTCTTGAGGAGTCATTGCAAAAATCACAAAGTTACCGTCTTGCATCTTTCGAATTCTTGCAACTTGTTCTTCAAGATTCTTTTCAGTTACTACAAAAAACTCTACGTCCTGTAAGTCGATCTGTTTAGGAAGTTGAGGCTGATAAATTTCTAGTGTTTTATACTCCGTGACCGTTTTAATAATTGGCTCTGGAACTGGCAAGGGCTCAGGCTGTAACATTGAGCAGCCCCCCAGTGTAAGTAGTGCTACGCTACTGAGAATCCGCATTTTCTACCTCTTTGCTGTCTTGCTCTATAGCACGAAAGACTTCTTTCGTACCTTTATTAATTCTTGGCTCTATAAGTCCTGGCTTTGCTCTTGCAAGTCTTGTAAGATCATGTCTTTTGAAGATAGACACGTAATCATCCATTTCTGCTTGCATTGCATTTGCTTTTTCACTTAACTCAGATACTGCCTGTAGTTGAATCTCTAAATTTTCTTCTGCGCGTTGTCGAGCTGCAGCTTCACTTTCAAAAGCTAATTCTAGCTTTGCAGCGTTCTCTTTTAAAATTACTGCATTACCTTCTAGTCTTGCAATAATTGCATCTTTTTGACTTACCACGGTAGTGTGGTACATGTACCCAGCACCTGCAAGGACTAACATCAGTGGTAGGGCTTTTA